ACATCTGAACCCGTAGCAGTTGAGACTAACTCAGCTCCACAAGAGTCCTCAAATTGGCTAGACACAATTCCTGAGTCATACAGACAAGAGGGAAGTGTTAATCGCCATGGGAGTATGGATGAGTTATTGAGTTCTTATACTCATGCTCAGTCAATGCTTGGTCGTAAGAACGTCATTCCCGATTTTGAGAATGATTCACCGGAAGTAATCGGTAAGTTTAGAGAGCAATTAGGAGTTCCAAGTGATACTGATAGCTATCAACTTGATACGCCTGAAGGATTTGAGCCTAATGATGAGTTTGGAGTGTTTAAGCAAGTTGCACTAGATGGTAATGTACCAAATAATACAGCTAATAAGTTCTTTCAGATGCACCAAGAGGGAATTAATGGAGCTGTACAACAAGTTAATGATGCAAGAGAGGCAGAGATAACAACGGCATTTGAGGAGTTTCAACGTGACCCTAATTTTTCTGATATGTCTAATAATACTAAGAATATCATGAATCAGATTGACCCTAGTGGAGAGTTCTTAAATGAACAGGTTCTTGCAAACCTTGGAGCACAAGCACCTATGGTTGTGCGATTCCTTGATAAGGCAGCTAAGATGATTGGAGATGATTCAGTCCCTAAAGCTATGTCGACTACCTCGCATGGTAGTTATGAAGAGGCTTACAGTTCTATTAGAAACAACCCAAATATCAGTGATGACACTAAGAATCAGCAAATAGCTGACCTTACGGCACGATATAAGGAAGATATTTAAGTAAGTAGGCTTGTAATTTGCGTTATGAGCCTATTTATTTCTATATAAGGTGTGTATTTATTACACACAGTGTTACCTCACATGAGAACACAAACGCAATAAATAGGTTTTTATAACCGATTGGAACTCTTTTTTGAGTCACCCAAAGTGATTAGGACATGTTGTCCGAAACTATGGGTAGACTATTTCTTCCCGTAGATGTAAACAGGGAATTAAAAAAAAGGAGATTTCCCAATGGCTTATACTGGTGATGTACACCGTTATATCGAATTTACTCAAGCAGTAAAACACGATCTACAACAGAAAGACTCTCGACTAATGCCAATTGTAACTGAAGTTACAAACCAAGGCAAAATGCAAATGCACGATTTCCTAGGTGATGTAGGAAACTTTGACCCTATCACAGGCCGTCATGCTAACACTAAACTTACAGAAGTAGAGCACAAGCGTCGTGCTATTACATGTAAGCCTTATGCTAAAACATTCCTCATTGATGATGAAGATGTTGCACGTCAAGCTCACAATATTGGCTCACAGTACGTTAAGGCAGGAACAATGGCTTACAGACGTTCAATGGATGCTCTAATCTATGCAGGTCTTAACGCTTCTGTTATGGCAGGTGAAGATGGAACTACTCTTGTAGCTCGTCCTACTACTGATGATATTGGTGCTCAAGGACAATACAATGCTACTACTGGTGCATGGGAAGCCTCAGGTGCAGCAGCAGATGAAGGACTTACTATTGATAAACTACGCCGTGCTAAGAATCGTCTGAAAGTTAACTATGCTGACGAACTTGGTGATCTTTGTTTTGTTTGTCACCCTGATAGCGTAAATCAGCTTCTTGGAACAACTGAAGTTACTTCTTCTGACTACAACACAGTGAAAGCTCTTGTACAAGGTGAAGTTGGAACATTCATGGGATTCGAGTTTGTTGAATACAACGATGTTACTGATAGTGGAACTGTTTATGACTGTTATGCAGTTGCTAAAGGTTCAATGTATCTTGCTTCACAGAAGAATACCGGTGGTCTTCGTACCGAGACTTCAAGACGTGCTGATAAGAACAACGCAACTCAGATTCAGTTGAAGTATGATAAGGGTGTTGCTCGTATGTTTGACGAGGCTGTTATCGAAGTTAAGTGTGCTAAATAATTATAATTAAGGAGATTTAATCATGGCAAATGAAGTAATCGACAACTTGACTCCCGACTATGTAGTTGGAAATGAACGTCAACGTAAGCAAATCAACGCTAATGTAACCCCTGTAACTCTTGCAGCTACTCAGCTTGTTAAGATTGCAGACTTCACAGACCGTGTAGCAGTAGCTATTGCAGTCTCAAGTGGAGTGGTAGTTAAAGTTAATGCAGCAGGTACTATTTCAGCTATCTCAGCAGGACAAGACCTTAACGGTTCATGGATTGGCTATCAATCTGCTGCCGGTGATACCGCAGGTGATGCAATTGTTGCAACACTAGAGTATTGGTCTCAGACCTAAGTAGTTAATACTTGGTAATTGGCCTATCTTTTGATAGCATCGGGTGGGATGCTAAAGAGGGGTAGGCCTTTTTTATACACATACAGGAGGATTTATGGCAAAGTCGAAGGTAAATATAGTTAATATGGCATTAGACCTTATTAATATTGATGAGATACAGAGCTTTGAGAACGCTGAGACACAAACAGAAAGAGTTGCAAAGAGAATTTTTGATGAAGTTTATGAAGAAATATGCACTGAGTTTCCTTGGAACTTTTGTAGCAGAGTAGTACAACTAGCAGAATCAACAGATACACCAATTTCCACTTGGTCGAACAGTTATATTATACCAAATATTCCAAAGACTTTAAGAGTCATAAGCATTGAGAACGTGGGAACTGTTGACCCTAACTGGGAGCGCCAGGGCAATGAACTTCTTATTAATTCATCCGCTTGCTATGTCAAGCTAATTCAGAAGATAGAAGATATTACATTAGTACCGGCACATATTGTTCGGTGTATTGCTACCCTAGTAGCCTCAAGAATGGCAGTCCCTCTTCTAGGAATTGAAGGTCAAGGATTAGCTTCTTACTATCAGAACCTTTATACTTCTGACGTACGTCCTAATGCGTTATTTCTTGATGCCAATGAAGGCAAGGTTAGAACAATTGAAGAGTCTACTGTTATGGGTGGAAACTACGTAGATGGGGTATTCATTCCGGCAGGAGCAGATTACAACGTGTATGTTGATGCCTCAGAACAACCTAACATTTACTAGGAGATAGTATGAGCAATACAATTAGTTCATTTAATGGTGGGTTATTCTCATCATATTTAAGAGGAAGACCTGAATTAGAGAAGTATCATAATGCTTTGCAGGATTGCTCAAACTACCATCTGTTGCCTTATGGAGCCTTGCAGAATAGAGCAGGTACATATTTCATAGCAGATGAGCAAACAACTGATATGAGGTTAATACCTTTTCAGTATAATATAAGTCAAAGTTATGCAATCGTGTTATTTAACAACAAGATTAAGATTATCTATAATGATTTTGTTATTGGTAGTGGTGGAGTACCTGGAGGATTTAGTGGTGGATTTAGTACCGGATTTAGTGTTGACTTTAGTGAGTATTCAATTGTTAGTCCTTGGACGAATGAGCAGTTATTTGAGATTCAATATGTTCAGATAGCCGATACTATGTATATGGTTCATCCTGAAGTAGCACCACAAACGCTTGTTCGTAATGCTGATGATGATTGGACTCTTACAGCGATTGACTATTCAACAGGGCCATTCCTTCCGTATAACATTACAGGAACAACTATAACACCAAGTGCTACTACTGGTACGGGGATAACTCTTACTGCTAGTTCTACACTGTTTGTAGCAGGTGATATTGGTCGTACTATTGAATTAAAGCAAATCAGAACAGATTCTACTACTACAGCTACATCTACGGCTTATAGCCCTTGGATTAAAGTTAAAGGTAACTGGGATTTCTCCACAAGAGGTACATGGACAGGTACAGTGCGTATCTATCGTAGAATAAACGGTGGTACACAAGCTCAGTTTCGTTCATTCAATGCTTCAGCAGATAATAACTTTTTAGCCGATGGTGAGGAATTAGAAGATGGAGTGGAAATGCGTATATTTGGCCGTACTTCTTGTACAGCTACTCTTACTGTCGATGACTTCTTTGTCTATGGAGTTGCGGAAGTAACAGCCTTTACATCTGATACTATTGTTACAGCTGATATATTAGTGGATTGTGATGCAGCAACGTCAACAGTAGATTGGGCCTATAACGCCTTCTCAACGGCTACTGGCTATCCTACCGCTATCGCTCTGTATAATGAGAGAATGTGCATAGGAGGCACGTTACAACAGCCTAATACAGTGTTCCTGTCTAAAATAGATCAGTGGGGTAACTATCAATCGTCAAATAACGCTTTAGATGCCTTATCATTCAAACTAAATACCTCTGAAACTATCCGTTGGATGGAAGAACAGGGTGAATTAATAATTGGTACAAGTGGTAATGAATATAAGCTAGGGCCACAAACATCTGATGATGTACTTGGTGGTGATAATGTAAAAGCCAGCAGAGAAGGTGCTGAAGGTTCAAGTAACATACAGTCAGTGACAGTTGGTGACATCCTGGTGTTTATTACTAGAGATAGTAAAAGAGCTAAGACTATTGGTTATAACTTTGAGGCAGATAAGCTAAAAGCCCGTGATTTAAACTCACTGAGTGGTAATGAGCTTATGGAATCAGGTGTTAGACAGGTTGTTTATAAACAGAATCCTTATTCAGAAATATACTTTGTTCTCAATGATGGTTCAGTTGCTATTATGACTTTTGACCAAGATCAGAATATATTTGGTTGGACTACATTTGAAGCAGCAAAGAATAAAGATGGTGTTGCCGGTCTATATAAATCAGCAACAGTTCTAAAAGGTGTTGATGATGATACTGTTTATTTTGCAGTTGAACGAACATTAAGAGATATTACTACAGTATTTATTGAAAAGATGGCTGATAGAGACTTTGAAAGCCAAACTGATTGGTTCTTTGTAGATAATGGACTGACTGGAACATTCGACCCTGCTCAATCTACTGTAAGTGGTCTAGGACATCTTGATGGTGAGACAGTATCAGTAATTGCAGATGGTGGTTTACATCCCGATAGAGTTGTTGTAGGTGGTAGTATTACTCTTGATGATGATTACTCAAAAGTTCATGTTGGATTAGGCTACCGTTCTATAGCTCGACCTATGAGTCTTGACAGTTCAGATGGTAGTAATTCGACAATGGGGCAACGTAAAAAACAAAACAGGCTCAAGATAAAGCTGAAAGATTCTGTAAGTATTAAGGCAGGACAGTACTTAGATAAGTTAGAGACCTTGAGAGTTAACAAAACTAGTGATATATTTGGTGAAGTTATAAAGCCTGAGTCGGGTACAGTTGATTTAATTATCAGAGGTACGCATGAAGAAGAATACGCACCATATTTTATACAGGATATTCCTCAGGCGCAGGAAATACTTGGATATGTTGCACCAGTCAGCGTAGGAGGCTAGAAAATGGGAATAGAAATAGCAGCAATGGCAGCAGTTGGTAGTAGCCTTCTTGATGTTATGCAAAAACAAGAACAAGCCGAGGCAGACCAAGATTTCTTGCAAAGCCAAGAGGCAATGGCTCGTCAACAAGCAGAAGAGGAGGTTCAGCGGTCTAATAGGATTGCTGAATCTGAAGAGATACAAGCAACAGAAACAGCCCGTAGAGGTAGATTGAAAGATAAGAAGGCGTTAGCTCGTCAAAGAGCCTTTCAAGCTACTAGTGGCGTTTCACAAACTGAGGGTTCACCATTAATGATTGATGAACAAAATCAGATTACCTCTATGTTTAATATGAATGATATATTCAATGCAGGACTCACTAGGGGTTCTGAGATTAGATACCAGGGTAAACAAGCTGAGAGGGGGTTACTATTTGAAGCAGACCAATATAAGTATCAGCGTAAGATGAGTAAAAAGAAAGCTAAATCTGATATGATTAAGGGATTATTCAATGCAGCAGCCAGTGGAGTTGGTGCAGCTAAAGGAATGAAAGCTAAAGGTGCTGCAACAAGTAAAGCAGGTGGTTCTCCTTTGCCTTCATTTAAGGCTTCTACTAACACTTCTTTTGGAAGTCAATTTAATAACAGTATGTTTAGTGGTTCATCCTCTAACATCTCATAAGGAAATATAATGGCTATAAGAATTTCAAGAAACACACAAGCACCTGCTGAATTTGCAGGTCGTGCAGCTTCACCAACTATGAGGTTTAGTGGAGCTACATTAAATGCTGAGAAACAGGCTATTGCAGCAGAAGGTGAGGTTACAAAACTTGCCTTCAATGCAGGAACTTCTATTGCTAGTGGTCTTGCAGCAGGATTTAGTGGACAGACTACAGAAGATTTAGCTTCTATTGCTACAGGCGGTCAAATGGCTGATGGAAGTGATGTAAAGGATGTTAATGATTTTCAAGTTGGTAAGTTTATGAATGAAACCATCTCTTCACTTGGTGGTGTTGGTGGTCTAATGGAAGGTGTTGAAAAGCAGAATGTAGCTATTAACATGGTTGATAATTATCAGAAGGGTGTGGCTATTGGTGAGGCCCACGTCAAACAACAGAGTGAAATGGTTGTTATGACTGCTTCTACTACTGCTGAAGCTAACTTTAGAGAGGATATGGCTAAAGGTAAATATGATGGAGCTGTTAACCGTTCATGGCAGTCTCATCAAGATGCTTTGACTAAGGCTATGAATGACCCTAATACAACTCCTGCTGTACGTTCTAAGATTCAAGCATATATGAGCAGTGATATAGCTAAAGCTAAGTTTGATAATCAGTATGTAGCTAAAGAAGCTAATGCTATCGCTAAGAGAACAGCTAAGAATGCAGAGGCAACAATGGGTGTCGCTGTTAAGAACGGTGATACGGTTAGGGTAAATGAATTGAAGATGAGTCAAAAGAAAGAGATATTTAGAACACCTCAGCAAGAAGATGATTTAGATAAACAGGCTAAACATAACAATAACATGAATCGAATCAATAGTTCTACATCACGCATTCTTATAGATGAAGAGATAGATAGGATTAAAGAAGACCCATCATTAACTTCTACTGAGAAAACATACTTTAATGGATTGGCTACTACTGCTAAGAATAAAGTAAAAGCTGAATCATTAGAGAGCCTTGCAGGTATGAGGAATGAATCATACTTTGAAACTCAAGCTCAAATAGAACTAGCTAAAGGTAACTTTGACAGCCCTAAACAGATGCAGACGTTCATTAATAATAATAAGTATGGAACAGGAACAAAAGCGAGTCCTCAACAAATATACGATGTACAGGGTTTATTCTCGGGTGTTAAGACTCAATCAGAATTTGATGATGCCTATAATAAAGCGATAGTTTTAAAAGAGGGAGGAAACTTAGACCCTGCCGGTAAAAAACAATTAAACTCAGTTATATCAGAGGGTACTACATATTTTGAAGCCCTCAAAGGTGCAGCAGGTTCAAGACTTGATGATTATATGACTTCTTTAATGGCAGAAAGCAGTACAGGGGCGAGAGAGGAAGCAGGTATACCGGAACTTGATGACCCTTTTGAAGTTACTAAAGAAGTTGATTGGTGGCTTGATAAGGACATGGAACTCAACAGTATGACAAGGAAATCTGAGTTTGATTATAGTGTTGGTAAACTCAAACATGAGACAATGAGGATGGCAAGTGAGGAGGGTGAGATTAAAGCACAAACTCACTTCAATGATAAGTATTCAAAACTTGTTAAGAATGCTAACATGCCAATATGGAATAGACAGTTTGAGCAGATATACACAGCCAGTAGTCAAAGAGGCACACGTTCTTTTGGTTCACCAAAGCGGATATTAAGGGCTAAAAAATCTTCAACAGACATAAAACTTGGGAATATAAATGAGTACACCACGGAATCAGAATTAAGAGA